CCGTCGACCAGGCAGTGGTCCAGGTCGATGCACGCGAAGCCGTCGCCGAGCACGAAGCCGAGCCCGGCACCGACCGTCGAAGACGCGGCCGCCTTGTACGAGGCCCACGTCCGCGGGTTGGTGCTGCTCGCCAGCGTCCCCTCGATCGTGAAGGGCATCTTCCCGACGTCGCGGCGCACCCAACGGTCCGCAGCGGTCAGTGCCTTCGGGAGCGGGTTGCGGTACGCGTACACGCGGCACTTGCTCGAGCAGAACCGGGCCTGCCGGTTCCTCGCGACGATCGACCGACCGCACCACTCACACGTTCTCACCTACTCATTGTAACGGTTTTAGGCCCGGTTTTCCGGGGTTTCGAGGTCTCATCATGGCGAAGGGCACGCTCCGCGCTGTCGGCCCGGACGAGAAGCCGCCCACGCCGCCGAAGAAGCTCACCATCCTCGAGGCCATCGACGCGGGCGACCGTCTCGCCGAGCTCGAAGCCACCCACCGTCGCATCGGCCGCGCCGTGCAGGACGAAGAGACCCCCGCCCGAGACCTGGCATCGCTGACGCGCCGGCAGATGGAGATCTCGAAGGAGATCGAGGCGCTGCGCCGACAGGTCAAGGAGGAGCGAGCGGATGCCGCCAAGCTCGACGACGAAGCGTTCGACGCGGAAGCTATCTGAGGTCGCACGGCACGTCATCATCCCGACCGGCATCGTCTCGACGGGCTGGCCAGCGGTCGAGGCGCGCATCAAGGAGTTCGGCGACCAGTTCGACGAGTGGCAGCGCGGCACCTCGAAGCTGATCCTCGCGAAGCGGGAGAACGGCGACTACGCCGCGACCGTCGGCGGCATCACGCTGAGCATCCCCCGCCAGGTCGCGAAGACGTACATGATCAGCCGGATCATCTTCGCCCTGTGCACGCTGTTCCCGAACCTCACCGTCCTCTGGACCGCGCACCGGACCCGCACCGCGACGAAGACGTTCGCATCACTGCGCGGCTTCGCCGGCCGGAAGTCCGTCGCCCCGTTCGTCGCGAACGTCCGCGCGGTGAACGGCGAGCAGGAGATCCACTTCACCAACGGCTCCGTGATCATGTTCGGCGCGCGCGAAGGCGGCTTCGGCCGAGGCTTCGACGAGGTCGATATCGAGGTCTTCGACGAGGCGCAGATCCTCACCGAGAAGGCACTTGAGGACATGGTCGCCGCGACCAACCAGTCCCGGTTCCCCGCCGGCGCACTGCTGTTCTTCATGGGCACCCCGCCCCGACCCTCCGACCCATCGGAAGCGTTCAAGCTACGCCGCCGCGAGGCGCTGGCCGGCGAGACCGAGGACGCGGTGTACATCGAGTGCTCCGCCGACGAGGACGCCGAGCCCGACGACCGCGAGCAGTGGGCGATCGCCAACCCGTCCTACCCGCACCGCACCCCGCTGCGCTCCATGCTGCGCCTGCGGAAGAACCTCCCGTCCGACGACTCGTGGAAGCGTGAAGCGCTCGGCATCTGGGACAGCGACCAGCAAGGCTCGCGCCTCATCACCGCCGAGCAGTGGGAGAAGACCGGCCGGGCGAAGCCGCCGACGAGCGGCGTGAAGTCGTTCGGCGTCGCGTTCTCCCTCGACGGCTCCCGCGTCGCTGTCGCGGGCGCTGCGAAGCTGACCCGCAAGGTGCACGTCGAGCTCGTTGACGCGCAGTCCGGTCACATGGACTCCGGCATTGCATCCCTCGCCGACTGGCTCGCCGAACGGTGGAGGCAGACGGCGCTCATCGCGATCAGTGGCCGGGCCGGCACCGAAGCGCTCCGCACGGCGCTCGTCGACCGGGGCGTGTCCAAGACCGCGATCCACGTCGTGTCCACCCCCGAGTACTTCGGCGCGAACACCATGTTCCACGACGCCGTGAAGGACCGCACCGTCACCCACCTTGCCGTCGATGGGCAGTCCGTCCTCGATCAGTCCGTGGCCGTCTCCGACAAGAAGATGCGCGGCACCGCCGGCAACTGGGGCTGGGAAGCCACCGTCCCCGGCGGCGACGAGACCCCCGTCGAAGCCGTCAGCGTCGCCTACTGGGCCGCGCGCACCACCAAACGAGTCCCCGGACGGAAGCAGGAGCTGATATGAGCGTCGCACTGATGACGTGGCAGGCCCCGCGAATCGTCACGAACGTCACGGACGCCGAGCTCGACACGATCCGGCAGCTGTTCACCACCCTCGGCGCGAAGTACAAGCGCAACGTCGTCCGGTCGATGTACTTCGACGCGAAGATGCCGCTGCAGCCGACCGGGAACATCCCCGAGGAGGCGATGCGGAAGATCACCGCCGTCCTGGACTGGCCCGAGAAGGCAGTGTCCGCGCTGGCGGAACGGTCCGTGTTCGAGGGCTTCGTCACCCCCGGCGGCTCGCAGGACCCGTTCGAGCTGTCCGGGATCCTCGACGACAACCGCTTCGACCTCGAGCTGCCGCAGGCGATCACCTCCGCCTACAAGCACTCGTGCTCGTTCATCACCACCGCACTCGGCGACACCGCCGCCGGCGAACCCGAGGTCATGGTCATGGCCCGCTCCGCCGAGTGGTCGACCGCCATCTGGGACAAGCGCCGCCGCGCCGTGTCCGCCGCCCTCACGGTCACCACCGCCGACGAGACCGGCCAGCCGACCGCGATGGACGTGTGGCTGCCCGACGTCGTCCTGTCGATGACGCGCCGCCCGTCCGGGTCGTGGGTCACCGTCCGCCTCGACAACCCGCTCGGCGAGGTCCTGGTCGAACCGCTGACCTACGACCCGCAGATCGACCGCCCCTTCGGACGGTCCCGGATCAGCCGCCCGGTCATGAACATCACCGACCACGCCCTGACCACGATCGTCCGCACCGAGATCTCCGCCGACTTCTACGCCGCGCCTCGCATGATGGCGCTCGGCGTCACGAAGGACGCGTTCTCGAACGGCAAGTGGCAGGCCGCGATCGACCGGTGGTTCGCGATCACCAAGGACGAGGACGGCGACACCCCCACGGTGCAGCAGTTCCCGCAGATGACGATGCAGCCCCTCACCGAGCTGTACCGCATGTACGCCACCCAGTTCTCCGGCGCGACCGGCGTGCCCGTGGCGAACCTCGGCATCGTCACCGACAACCCGCCGTCCGCGGAAGCGCTCTACGCCGACGACCGCCGCCTGGTGAACACCGCACGGCGACAGAACCGCATCATGGGGTCCTCGCTTCGCCGCGTCGCCCAGAAGATCGTGCGGCTGCGCGACGGGGTCGACGTCACCACCGAGATGCACCAGATCGGAGCGTCGTTCGCGAACCCCGCGTTCACGTCCCCGACGGCCGCCGCCGACGCGCTGCAGAAGCTGTCGGTCGTGTTCCCGTGGCTGGCCGAGTCGGAAGTCGCGCTCGAGTTCGCCGGCTTCTCGCAGACCGAGATCACACGGCTGCTCTCCGACAAGCGCCGAGCGCAGACCACCAACGCGCTGAGCGCCCTGTCGGCGATCGGCAAGCAGAACACGGGGGCGACGCCGGTTGACGACCAGGAGTGACGTCGACACCCTCCGCGACGCCGGCAACGGCGTCGTCACGCTCGCGCAACGTGACCTGCAGGGCTTCTGGAACAGCCTCGACCTGAGCCGCCCCGAGGCAGCACGGGACGAACTGCTCGAGTTCGTCCCGCAGCTGGTGCGCGAGTACGGCGACGTCGCAGCGACCGTCGCCGCGGAGTGGTACGAGCAGGTCCGGTTCACCGCGGTCGGCGCGTACAACGCCACCACGGTGAACGCGACCAACGTCGAACAGGTGCAGCGCGGCGTCCGGTACGCAGCCGGGCGGCTCTTCACCGACAACCCCGGCTCGATGCTCGCACTCGTCGCCGGCGGCGTGCAGCGGTACGTGCTCGCCTCCCAGCGCGGCACCGTCGCCCGGAACGTCCAACAGGACCCGTCGAAGCCCCGCTTCGCACGCGTGCCCACCGGGGCGAAGACCTGCGCCTGGTGCGCGATGCTCGCCTCCCGCGGCTTCGTGTACCTCAACCGCAGCACCGCGGGCGTCTCCGACCACTACCACTCCGACTGCAACTGCCAGGCCGTCGCCGAATGGGACGCCGACCAGCACTACATCACCGGGTACGACCCCGACGCGATGTACGCGAAGTACCAGGACGGCCGCGCCGCCGCCGACAGCCTCGGCCTGCCACTCACGGACGCGAACATCGCGACCCAGATGCGGGCCATGTACCCGGGTGACTTCACCGACAGTCACACCCACTGACCCGGACACCAGCCACCCGGCCGGCGTCCGCACCCCTCGAGCGCGCGATGCGTCCGGGGCCAATCCGAGCGATTCGGGAGAAGAAAGCATGAGCACCGACACCACCGGAACCCAGACCGGCACCGAGCCCGGCGCGCAGCAGACGGCGACCGGCCAGCCGCCGGCCGCCGCAGCCGCGACGGGGCAGCAGACGCAGGGCGAGCCTGCCGACGCTCCCGACCTCGGCGAAGCCGGCAAGAAGGCGATCGCCGCCGAGCGCGACGCGCGGAAGGCGGCCGAGAAGACGGCCGCTGACCTCAAGGCGCAGCTCGACAAGATCGAGCAGGCCAACCTCAGCGACCTCGAGAAGGCGCAGAAGCGCGCCGAGGCCGCGGAGAAGGCCCTGCAGACGACTCAGTCCGAGTCGCTGCGGCTCAAGATCGCCGCGAAGCACGGCCTGACCGGCGACG